CCAATAGGAGACTCACCATGGCACAAACAACCGGCGCAGTCACCGGAGCGGCGGCTACCGTCTCCATCTACGTAAGCGCAGCCTACGTCGATATCTCCGGCTCATCGCAGTCAATCGACGTGACCACGGCCACCGTCGTCACCGGCGAAGCCTACACCTTCGATGGTAACTTCGCATTGACCACGGTCGGCAAGTACGAACCCGTCGAAGTCAAAGTCAACATCCTTTACACCGAAACCGCAGCCGAAGCCTTTCAATCAGTGCGTGCATTGTTTGAAGCCCGCACGGCAACACAACTCAAGTGGTTACCCCTTGGCGCCGCTTCGGGTGCCGACCAATACGAAACCAAGACCACCGGCTTTATCACCGCATTGGACTACCCACCCATCGACAGCACAAGCGCTGGCCCAATCATGGTCAGCTTCACGGTGCGGGCACCCGGCATCACGTACACCGCCAACACCTAACTTATCGGGCAGGGCGCACGTCGGACATCCGTGCGCCTCGCCACTTTTTAGGATGTCCGTATAGGAGATGTCCCCCTATGTACACCATCGACGCCGACCGCTTAACTATCCGTGACATGATGACACTTGCCAAGGTCGGGCCCAGTGGCGACATTGAGTCAATGCTGCCAATCCTTGAAAAGTGCGTCGTGACGGACGACGGACGCAAAGTCGAAGACTTGCCTGCACGTCACCTCAAACTCATCACCGAAGCTCTGACCAAGAAACTCTCCGGCACCGACTCGGGAAACTAATGACGGCAGTGCGGGCACATCTTTGGACACACAGCCCCGCACCGCTGGAGTACATCGAGCTTCTGTGTTGTCGCGATATCTACCACTGCCCACCAAGCCAGCTTCCTCCGTGGCACATCATCCAGCAACATCTTGAGATGATTAGCATTGAGTCCGAAGTGAGCAAAAGGAAGAACAAGTAATGGCCGAAGAAACCGTCGTTATACGCTTTATCGGTGACGACCAAGTCAGCAAAGCCGCCGACCAAGCGGGCAACGCCGTTGACGGTGTGGGCGCCAAGGCGAAGTCAAGCGCTGGCGGATTCAGTGCCCTGCAAACCATCGCCACCGGCGCTTTTATGGCGATTGGCGCCGCTGCGGTCAACGTCGCCGGCGCCGCCCTGAGTAAGGTCGGCGACTTTATCGCCGGCTCAATCGCCGAGGCGTCGGCGTGGAACTCCGTCATCGCCCAGACCGAAGCCGTCGTCAAGTCAACGGGACAGGCAGCGGGATTTACGACGGCGCAATTCGCCACCATGGCGCAAGAGATGAGCGCCACCGCAGGCGCTTCGATATTCAGCGACGATGCCATCCTTGGTGCGACCAACGTGCTGGCGACGTTTACCGAAATAAAAGGCACGTCGTTCCAAGGTGCGACGCAGGCAATCCTTGACATTAGCCAAGCCATGGGCACCGACCTGCAAAGCTCGGCAATACAAGTCGGCAAAGCGCTCAATGATCCCATCGCGGGTATCTCTGCATTGAGCCGTGTCGGCGTGACGTTTAACGACGAACAAAAGGCGCTGATTGAAAGCATGGTCGCCGTCGGTGACGTCGCAGGCGCACAGCAAATCATCCTCAATGAGCTAGGCAAAGAGTTTGGTGGCTCGGCTGCCGCCGCCGTAGGCACCTTCGCTGGCCAACAGATTGTCCTTGCCGAGCAATTCGCCGACGTCCAGCAAAGTCTTGGCGAGTCACTCATGCCGGTACTCATGCGCTTTGGTAGCTTTGCGCAGGAGACGCTTGTGCCCGCAGTGCAAGACCTCGTCAACGTGTTTATCGCATTTATTGACGGCGTCAACTGGGACGCAGTCATGCAAGACCTCGGCGCAATCAATGACGCACTCTATGACTTTATCTACGGCACCGATTGGCAAAGCGGACTCGACGGTATCGGCGCTGGGCTCAACTCATTCTTAGGATTCATTGCACCGATTACGTCGGCACTGAGTGAGCTTGGTGCCACGGCGGCGCCGATCCTCGAGGCACTGTACAACGGCATAGTTGCCCAAGTCGCATCGCCGGAAACTCAAGCGCAGCTTAGTGCACTGACGACTATCTTCAGTCTACTCGCCGATATCTTGGTTGGCGTCGTTGCCCTTGCTATCAACGGCATGAGAGTGCAGTTCCAAGGTTTCTACGACGTATTTACCATCGTTTGGCCCTATGTACAGACGGCAATTACTCTGTGGATGCAACTCATGGCACCGCTACAAACGATGGTGACCGTCGCACTGACTTCAATTAGCCAGCTACTTAAAGGCGACTTCCTCGGCGCATGGGACACAGTCAAAAACGCCGTTATGACCTTTGCCTCTACGGTCAACAGCGCCGTGCAAGGCATGGTCACCGCAGTGCTTATCGCCGTCGGGACGATGATGGTCAGCCTCGCAAACCAAGCGCTCAGCATCGGCTCAGCCATTGCCAACGGCATCGCCAAGGGTATACAAAACGGCGTGATCGCAATTACCAACGCCGCACGAAGCGCCGCACAATCTGCGCTCGATGCAGCGATGAAACTGCTCGGCATTGCATCACCGTCGAAGGTCTTTGCAGACCAAGTCGGATATCAGATGAGCGCAGGCATGGCGGCGGGTATCATGCGCGGTGTTCCTGACATCACCGGAGCGATTGGCGCAGTCAGTGGCTCAGCAGTCGGCGCCGTCAATCAGACAACACAGAATTATTACTTGTCGGCGTCGTATCAAACGGCGCAGTCTGAGTCATCCATTAGTCAAGACTTACGGGCGATGCAATTACTCGCCGGAGGCATGGCATGACCTACGAAATTACCTACGCCGTCAATGGGACAACGTTCAACCTCAACGGCTACGACGCCACGTCTGGATTAATCTATAACTACCTCGGCGACCAAGGCTTCGGCTTAGCGCCCTTACATCGCATCACCCAGCGTGGGCCGATGCAACAAGGCGACACCGACGTTGACTTCCGTCTTGACCCTCGCATCTTGCAAATACCGCTCTTTGTCAACACGACGTCAATCGACGACTACTACACCGCACGCGGCCGCCTGCTCGCCGTGTTTTCTCCGTCAAATACGACGGGGCGCATCACAGTGACGACGTCTACCTTTGTCCGTACCATCGACGTCAAAGTCTTGGGTGGAATGAGCTTCGACACCGATCCCAAAGTGGGCTATGGACTCCGTGCGGTGATTCAGCTTCGTGCCGATGACCCGACGTGGTACGATGCGACACCGCATAGCATCGCAGGCTCGGCGGGAATCGCAGGGACAGCGACGGCGTACCCCGTGATATATCCACGTACTTACGGCACGGCAAACATCAACGCCACAACGTCGTTCACCTACGACGGCACGTGGCTCGCCTACCCCGTCATTACGGCGCTGGGCCCAATCACTGGCTTAGTCATTACCAACAACACCACGGGGCAAGTCATTAGTACCGCTGGGTCAATCGCCGCAGGGCGCACCTACACCTACGACCTGCGCTACGGACGCAAGACCGTCTATGATGACCTTGGCGTCAACCAAATCGCCACGGTGGGCGCGTCGTCAAACTTGGCAACCTGGGCGATTGTCGTCGGTACTAACTCCATATCCATCGCCGCCTCGACATCGGCATCGCCCGCCGCAGTGAACATCGTATACAATACCCGCTTCGTCGGGATATAGGAGACACCATGGCAACGACTGAACGTTCTTTGGGATGGGCGACGGGTGTCGCATCGACGGACGGCGCCTCCACCTACAACTCAGACAGAATGAGCGCCTTTGAGCGCTCAGGGCTTGGCGTCGGCATACTGCTCACCGGCTCGTATCTGGCTATGTCCGGCGCCACTACCACGACGTTGACCATCGCCGACGGCTCAGCGATTGTCGGTGGGTACTTCTATGAGTCTAATGGCAACGTCACCATCTCGACGTCAACGCTTGGCTCCGGCACGTTTACCATTCTTATCATCGCCAACACCGCCGCCGGCTCACAGACCGTCACCGCCAATGGTGCAGGCACAACGACGGTACTCACCGCTACCACGCGTATCGCCTTAGTGACGGCGGGGCAACTCTCGACCATCACAACGTCGGTCACGGCGACCAACCTCGTGACGCTTGGCACGGTCACGACGTCGGCGGGGACAATCACCGCTATCACGCCGTATTATCCCTACGCCACATCACGACAGCAGCCATCGTCACAATACGCCTATGCCTCAGGTGGGACGGTGTCAATCCCTAGTGCATCGACGTACACCGGAATCGCCACCTACGCCACGGGCACGTCGTCAAGCGACAACACTATCACGGTATCGACGTCAACCGGCGCAATTACGATTTATCAATCGGGGCTCTACGAGTTTAACTTCCAGCTCAGCTACGACAGCAACTTGACCGGCACACGGTCGGCGCTCATTCAAAACCTTAGCGTCAACTTCCCCACCGTCACCGCAGCCCTAAGTGGCGCATTGTCGTATCGCAGTAGTGTCATCATCCCGATCACTGTCACCACTGGGTCAAGCAACACCTACTACTTGCAGGCATGGTCAAGCGTCGCTAGTCGGAGTGTCACCGATTCACAAATCGCTATCGTAAGGCACTAACATGGCACCAGAGTACTCAATCTTTGTCTATACGGCGGGTGGCGTCTTAGAAGCGATATGCACCGACTTCCTCGCCGTCGCCGTCAATCGCACCGTCAACAGCGTCGACATTGCCCAGTTCGACGTCAATGCGGTGTCGACCACGGCGCCCTTCGTGGTGTACGGTGCGATTGTCGAAGTGTATCGCCAAGACATCGCCGCGGGCATTGCCTCGACACGGGAATTCGCCGGAACGATTCGCGGTATCGTCACGAGCTACGGACAGACGACGGTCGTCACGGCGCAGGCCGTGGGCACCAATGCCATCCTGAGCGACCGCATCGTCGCATATAAGAGTGGCATCGCCAACCGAAGCCAATTCACCGCAGTCGTCGCCGAGACGGTGATGAAGACGTTGTACAACTTCAATCTCGGCGCATCGGCAACGACGGCCAATGGGCGCATGCTCAGCGGAGTACTCACCGGCGCAGCGGTGGCGACGTCGGGCGGGCTGGGTAATGCGACGTCGCTGTCGTGCAGTGGCAAGAATTTACTCAGCGTCCTCCAAGAAGTCCAGCTCACCGCAGGCGGTGACTTTGCCTTGGTCTACACTGCGCCGGCGACGTGGACGTTTACGTGGTACACCGGGCAACTCGGTACCGACCGCAGTGCCAGCGTCATCTTGTCCGTAGAGACCGGCACCATTGCCAAGTTAGTACTGCGCACCAACCGTATCACCGACATATCCGCCGTCGTGGTGGCGGGGCAAGGCGAAGGATCGGCACGGGCTATTGTCACGCGCCCGGCGTCGCTACCCACTGGGCTCGACCTGCGTGAGACATGGGTCGACGCACGCAACCAAAAGAAAACCGCAGAATACACCCAGCTCGGCGACGTCACCCTGCAAAGCGCAACGGAACGACGCACGACCCTGCAAACCGAAGTCTTGCAAAACGCCGCACTGCGCTACGGCAGGGATTACTACTTGGGAGACCTAGTGACGGTCTACGCCTACGCAGCGGGCAACATTACGCAGAAGGTGGCTAGCGTTGCGCTCAGCATGAGCGCAGCTGGAGCGGAGTCAGTCAATGTCGGACTTATATCAAACTAGTGCAGACCTGCGGGCAAGCGTCGCCGACCTCGCCCGCCAAGAGCGACCCGGTGCGGCGTTGACGCTTACTCGGTCGGCAACGCTGTCAATCACGACGGCCGGCACGACGATTACATGGCAGACCGAAACCCGAAACGACGGCTTCACGTGGGCAACGACGAATATCACCATACCCACCGCCGGGTACTATGCGATGTCGCTGACGTACAACGCCAACACGTCGCACACGGCAT